TGCTGCGAAATAAAGCGTTAGATGTTTATTCCATGACGTAACACCTTGACCCGCTTTATATGTACTTTTAAAGTCTATAGGGTTTTGATCGCCTTCACCTCTTTTAAAGTTGTTCAAATACTTGAGTAGTTCATTAACCTTATAACAATTACCTTCCTTTTTGCGATGTTCATAGAGTTTTGCTCCTTTAATCGGGGTGGCTTGAAATTTAGGTTGATCTTTCATGAAGCACTCTATTCCCATTTTGAAATCTTCAGCTAAATGTTTGATGCTATTCCAGGTTTTTGCGTCAAATGATTTCTCATTTAGTGATTTGATATATTCATTAGCGTGATAATTGATTTCTTCGACGCTTGGTGACATGGCTTCATAATATTCCTCTATATCATTGAATCTCGTGAACTTTATGAATCCATTTTGAAGAACTCTAATGGGTCCTAAAAGAAGTTTGAATGCTTTTTCTTTACGATGATCCGCTAACTGTGCGTACCTAGTTATGCCAGTTTGTAATGTTTTGAGTTTATCTTTAATGTTGTAGTAACGAACATATGAGCGTTGTGCTAATCTGTGCCCATACTTCTGTAATCTTGGTTGTATGATGTACCCGTTACTAATTCTAATTTTGGCTTTATTGGTTTGACCTGCGAAATTGAACTTAGGTATGCTAGGTAAAGCTGCATCCCGGGCTTCAATTATCATCTCGCCATCTGCACTCAAACCATTTCTTATCAAAATATCTTCAACTTGTGATATATCCACACTAAAATTATCATCAGCAAAATCCATGACGGTGTCCATTCGATCTTTAGTTGGTTTCATGTGAATATCAGTAAATGTGTGTACATTGGCCAATTGTAATTGTACATCTATCAAACCACCCATGTAGTTCAAATAACGTTTACCGACTTCATCATCATCTGTTGTTATTATTTTAAGCTCTTCCTTGTGTCTAGTCATCGCCACATAAGTATACTCATAATCTTCTATAAGATTATTCTTGATTATATCGCCATTTATGTACAGTATGACTTTATCATAAGTGCTACCTTGCGATTCATGAATGGTTGATGCAAGATGGTGATCCTGTTTGAATTCATGTTTGTTCTTCTGTTCTAAACTTATGAAATGATACTTATTTTTCTTACAATAATGTTGTATTTGGCTTAAATCTTTAACTGTATTAAATGTAACTTTGTCCTCCTTATCTGAAGTAATATCACAGGGAAAATGACCTTTGCAAATTTGATTGATTAATTTGCAAGTTTGTTTACCAAATCTCAGAGTTTTACTGTTTTTCCAAGGTATTCTATAACTCATCAAATCATCATGTGTGAAGGTTTTGGAGAAATTCTTCAACATAATTTGATAAGGATCACCCATAAGTGTTACACTATTGTAACCTCCTATAAGTGTTAGGAGATAAAAGTAACCTTTGGGTAATAAAGTGTATTCGTCCATATATAATTTGTCGAATGTTGCACCCTCTAATAATTTGAGAAGGAAAACTTCATGTGTATATTTCTTGCCATCCTTCTCATTGAAAGTGCCTGTAACACGACTAAGTGGTGCTATGTAAGCGTCTAATGCATTTAATTTAATGTCCTTGGTTTTACCACAACCTGCACATCCTGATTTAACATAATAACTTAAATTGTATTCAGGTGTATCCAATGCCATATCAATATATTCCAAAATTGGTTTATGTATTTTGTTGTTGGCATCTAACGATTTCTTATAATTCATGAGGTGTGCATAGTTAACGCCAAATGTTAATGTACTTTCATCCTCTTGTCTTGATGGATTTATTATTTCTTCCACCACTTGTGTAACGTCACTTATATTATGATCATGATTTCTATCTATGTCGAATCTGATGTAATATTCGCTGTTATTAATTTTCGATTCATCTGGTTTAATAATGTTCAATGTACCACCTAGCTTATTTATACTTTTGATTATAACGCTTGTGGCTTCATGTTGTAAACCAAACATTTTGATTATTATAGTTTGGAAACTGTTACCTATATTTTTGATGAAAGTCGCATAGTTGTGTTTTTCTTTGTCATAGGTATATTCATCACCTATATCAATTATGCATATATCACCTGTTGGTATAACATGAGCTAAACTCTTGTATTCCATGTGATTTTTGCATTTATAACCAATTGCCAAATGGTCTTTACCTGTATAATGGTAACCTGTGAAATTGAATCCTTGTTCATCACACCATTTTGCTAAATGCCCTGGTGAATATGACATCTCTACAATTCTTTTCTTGTAATCATCATAACATAACATTCTTTTTAACTTGTTGACAACACGATCCGTATAATTTTTATCTTTGGGTAAATTTTTCCACAATTCAACATCGGGTGTGATCTGTTCTATTTCAACTGGTGTATGTGTATGACATGTTACTCCACCGCCACGCATGTGCGCTGTGACGTGTTCATCTATAGAACGTTGTGACATGTGGGTCATTATCATATTGCATTGTAAACACCTCAAATCATCATCTATTTTGTCCAACATATCCGATATGGTTTCACCCACATCTTGATACAAGTTTATATCTTGCATCAAATTGGTTA